AGGCAATGGCGTGCGCTATGTTCCATTTGAGTTTTCTGTTGATGACTCCTACATGCTGTGCTTCACGCACCAGCGCATGTACATTGTCAAGAACGGGGTTGTGCAAACCAACATCAACGGTGGCGGTCTGAGTTATTTGGCTGTGTCGTCGATCACCAGCTCCATGCTGGACGACATGTGCTGGACGCAGTCAGCTGACACATTGATCGTGGTGCATCCAGATCTGCAGCCTGTGCGCATCACACGCACCAGTGATACCGCTTGGACGGCCACAACTATCACATTCGACAGCATCCCCAAACACGCATACAACATTGATTTTCATACCAACAACGGCTCGACGCTAACCCCGTCAGCCGTGTCTGGCAATGTGACACTGACCGCTTCGACAACGCACCACGACAGTGGCGCAGCTCAGGCCGGAAGCAGCACCACCATCACACTCAAAAGCACTGCCAGTGCAACTGATGATGTCTACAACGGCATGTATGTCACCATCACCAGTGGCACAGGTGCTGGCCAAACCAGGATCATTGAGGACTATGTCGGCAGCACCAAGGTTGCGACCGTAGATGGTGCATGGACAACTGCGCCAAATGGCACCAGCAACTACGAACTCACCACTTGGGCGACCCAATCAGTCAACCAGTATGTCAATGTGCAGCCGCAGGGCCGCGCAAGGATTACCCGGTATGTGTCATCTACTGTGGTTGAGGCCGTCACTGAATACCCGTTTTTTAACACCACAGTGATTGCTGCTGGCCGCTGGGAATTGGAACACAACTACGAAGATGTGTGGAGCAGCGCCAGGGGCTGGCCGCGCAGCGTGACGTTTCACGAAGGCCGTTTGTATTTTGGTGGCAGCAAGTCTCGCCCCGCCACAATCTGGGCCAGCCGCATTGGGTTGTTTTTTGACTTCCAGCCAACAGAGTCGCTGGACGACGATGCCTTGGAAGCCACGCTGGAAACCAACCAGCTCAACGTGATCGTGGACATGATCTCTGGCCGCGATCTGCAGGTGTTTACCACTGGCGCGGAGTTCTACGTCCCGCAGGCTGGCACCGAGCCAATCACGCCAACAACAATTGCATTCAAAGCAGTCAGCCGCAATGGCACAAAGATCGGCACCAGGGTGCAGACCATTGAGACAGGCACGGTATATGTGCAGCGACAAGGCAAAGCGCTCAATGAGTTTCTTTACAGTGACACGCAAGCGACCTATGTGACCCAGCGAATCTCGCTGCTGGCTGGTCATCTGCTCAAAACCCCTTACCGCTTGGCATTGCGCCGTGCGACCAGCACAGACGAGGGTGACTTGCTGCTGTCAGTCAACGAGCAAGACGGCACCATGGCGGTGTTTTCTGTGCTGCGTTCCCAGCAGATCACAGCGCCATCAGAGTACACCACAGACGGTTTGTTCTTGGATGTCAACGTAGATGTGACCGACATTTATGCGGCGACAAAACGCACATTCAATGGTGTGAACAGGTATTTTATTGAACTGTTTGACGATAATTTATTCACAGATTGTGCGTTTATTGGTGGCTCTGCTGGTGGTGTTGGCTCTGGCCTCCCGCACATTGGCAAAAGCCTAAATGTCATCACAGACGGCGTGCCTCAGTCCAATGAGACAGTCAGTGCTGGCGGTGCTGTGACGTTTGACCGGGAAAGCGTGACCAGCTATGAGGTTGGCCTGCCCATCTCTGTGTATGTCAAGACCATGCCCGTTGAAGTCAAACTGCAGACTGGCACACGCATAGCATTCAAGAAGCGCATTGTTGAGATCAACGCAATCGTTGACGACACACAACACATGCAAATCAACAACAACCCGGTTCCGTTCCGCAGTTTTGACAATCCTCTTTTGGATGAGCCGGTTCCTGAGTTCACAGGCATCAAGCGCGTCAATGGTGTGCTGGGTTACAGCCGGGAGCAGGCGATTGAGATCAGCCAAAACCTGCCACTTAAAATGACGCTGTTGGGCCTTGAGTACAAGGTCGCTGTGTCTGGAGGTACATGATGGCATTGACAGAACAACAGAGTGCAAACTTGTATGCTGCTTCCGGGCTGCTTACCGGCATTGGCACGGGCATGGCGCAAGAGGCGGCGGCCATCAACCAGCAAACTGGCTACATGGTCAACGCCATCAACACGTTGGCCATTGCCAATGTAAGGGCAGACCAAGAAGAGCGCTATGCAGCAATTCAAGCCGGTCGCATTCTTAAGCGCGCAGAGAATGAAAGCCTGAATTACAAAATGGCTGGCAATGCCCTGATTCGCAACTTGGAAAAAGTGAACGCCACGGCGCGTGCGCGTGCTGCGGCCAACGGTGTTGCGTTTAACGAAGGCTCCGCTGCGTTTGTACAGGACGCCAACGCTCGCGCCACGTTTCGTGATGTGGGCTTGACTGATTACAACGCTTTGATGGCCAGGGTGCTTGGATTTGAAGATGCGACCTCTATGCTGGACAATGCTGAAATCCAAGCCCAGATCACACGGGCCGGGGCGAAACTGCAAGCTGGCCAGTATCAAGCGGCTGCATCGGCATCTCGCGCAACTGGTGGTTTGTTGGCAGGTGCTTCCTTGACGGAAAGCATTGTGAAGTTCAGCAAAACATACAAATAAGGCAAGAGCATGGCAACACTTCCGCAAATCGATTCAGGCCGGGTGCAGTTGGCAGGCGTGCCAGGTGCGCAGCTGCAGCCAGTCAATGTTCCGCAGATCAACATGGTTGGCACTCAGGTGCAAGCCCAGCAGGCCAGCACGCTGTCGCAGCTGCTTGATCGCATGAGCCAAAGCGCTTTTAGCGAAGCAGGCAAAATGCAGGAAAAGGCTGGCGTTCAATTTGCTGCCGAAAATCCACCAACAGCTGAACAGCTGGAGTTGGCCAAGAATGGCGACATGAGCTGGGTTGGGTCTGCTGGCAGCCAAAACATTTTTGACATCGCCTTGCGCAAGGCTCGCAGCCTTGAGGTCGCATCTCACTTTGAGGCAGAGGGTCGCACCGAGCTGACCAAGCTGCTTACCCAAGTTGAAACCGGCAAGGTGACATCGCAAGATGTGGCCACAAAAATCAGGTCCATGACCGATGGCTTGGCCAAATCGTTGGCCCCTGTGGATGCCGATGCGGCGCTGAAGTTTCGCGCCAGCATGGCCACCTATGGCAGCACCGTGCTGAAGTCTGCGTTTGATGCAGAGCAAAAGCGCGCCAAGGAGCAGCGCAAGATCAAGTTCGATGTGACGTACAACAACATCACAAGGTTGATGGAAGAAACCGTCAAGCAAGGTGGCTGGATGGACGCTGAAGGCCAGATGCGGCCAGTGGACGATCTGGCCAACGTCATGCGCGATAACGTCAAGAACGAGGCTTTACTGCTTGGCGATGCGGCTTTGCAAAAACAGTACAGCGACGATTTTGAAAAGAAATTCTCTGCTGCCAAGATCAATGCTGTGTCTGAGCATGTTGCAGATACTGCGTTTGCACCAGATGCCATGAGCGCCATTTCCAACTTGGACAAGGGAAACGCAGGAAAGATGACGGCTGTCTGGAGCAAGATGACATTTGACGAAAAGGCCAAGGTTCGCAGCAACCTTCGCACCGTGCAGATTGAACGTCAGACAACCAAAGACCAAAACGACAAAGACTTGCTGACCACCGACACCCAGCGCGTGGCAGTGCTGCAGTCTGAGTTTTTCAAGTCAGGCAGCAAAGCAGCGCTGGATGAGCTGCGTGCAATCAGCATTCGCAGCCCCAAAGCAATCAGCCCAGAATCTGTCTTTGATTTGCCCAAAAAGCGTAGCGAGGGTGAGATCGCAAACCCACGAGCTGAGTTTGTAATCAAGACTGAAATCATGCAGGGCTTGCATCCAGATGCCGCATCAATTGAACGCAGATCAAAAGAACTTGGCATCGGGTACAAGCGATTAAGCGATGCTGTTTTACCGTTCCTGATCACCCGTGGCAATGATGAAGAGCGAGACATTGAGCGCATGTTCCGCACTGAATCCAAGATCGTGCCTGGCCAGTTCAACATCAGCCAGCGCCAGAACTCTGCTTACGCCAAGCTGACCACAGACTTCGCCCGTGAGTATCCGCAGCGCGTGGCGCAAGCCCAGGCTGACAAAAAGCCTGTGCCAACTCGCATTCAAGTGGCCAAAGATCTTCTCGCTGTTCGACAAACCAGCGAGCAAACCAAGGCCATCAAAAACAACTTGGAAGCACTGAACAATCAGTTCGGCGTTTCTGGCACCTTGCGCAAGACTGGCATTGTGTTTACCGATGAGTCGGACTACAACGAAATCGCCAGCCAGGCCAAAAAACTGAACCTTACTGGCGATGACTTGCGCAGCATTGAGCAACGCATGAAAATCATCAAGCAACAACGTGAAGCACTGGACGCACAATGACCATGAACTTCGACCAGCGTTACATTGATTTCAATTTGGCACGGGATTACCCGCCTGCGCCACCAGAAGAGCAACCAGAAGAGATGCCCAGCATGGACGGCATGCAGCTGGCAGAGGTCGGCTCACGGGGTCTTCCAGAGCAGGCTTACAGTGGCCGCGCACCAGACACCATGAAAGACTACGACCCGACCATGCGCGAGCGCATGTCTGAGTTTTTGCAGGCTGGCTTTGAAAAGTTTGGAATGGACCGCTACAAGGCGCGCCAAAATGCACAGACTCTGATGGGTGGGCCAAGCAGCAACCTGCCATTGACCATGGGGTTTGCTGACGTTATTCCTTTTCTGGGCACTGGCCTGCAGACAGAAGAAGCCGTGCGCATGGGCAAAGATGCTGTGACTTCTGCACAGCAAGGTGAATATGGAACTGCCGCGCTGCAGGCTGGTGGTGCTGTGCTTGGCTTGTTGCCTGGCGCTGCAGGCACAATCAAAGCTGTAAAGGCCACCAAGGGCATGCCTGTGGGTATGAGTACACAAGCTGTTGGCGGCATGGAAAATGTATTGACACCTCCAGCAACTGGAATAGTTACACCTCAAGCCGACTTGCAGCCTGGGTTGAATGTTGCAGCTGGAAACAAAATTGGAGTTGAGCAAGATTTGCGGGTGAAGGTTCCATCGCCAGATCTCGAAATGCCAGACAAGCCGCTGCTTCTTTTGTCTACTGACGAAAAGAACGTAAACAGGCAAATCGAAAACCTTGACGCGATCTTTACAAAATTCCCAGAACCTGTGTTGACGCAAGATTCTTGGACAAAAATGTTGGGCTATGCATTTAAGTCGGACGAAGTTCCAGTTCCTCCATATGCAGCCATCAAAGCTCTTGAGTCGCCAGAAAACTTGGCAGCACCTTTGCGCAAATTGACGCAAGGACAAATTGATGATGCAAGTGCAGGATTCAAAAATGCTGGGCAGTTTAAAGAGCTGTACACATCTGGCAAGGCCGATGTGGTTACCACTGGTAAATTGTTCTTGTGGTCTTTCTTGTCTCGCGGTGTAAGCCCGTATGTGCAAGAAGGTTTGTTCATGGATGCAATCAGTGGAATTGAACCATTCCTGCAAAAAGCCGCATCTGGAAAATTTGACAAAACAGATTTGGATGAGTATTTGGCCTGGGCATCAACTGTTGCAGGCAAGGGTTCTGGCCAGCCAGGCTCTGGTGCCATGCACAACCTCAATGCATTTGGCAAAAACTTCTTGACAAAGCTGGCCACCAAAGACGCAGAAGGCATCACTGGTCTGCAAAAAGTCCATGAAATGATGGCCAACCCGAACATGAGTGGACCACAGATCAGGCGCGAATTTGCAAAGATCGGCACAGGTGTTGGCATTGACAACAAGGTTGTCAGCTTCACGCTGCTGGTCAGTGGACGCGATGATGTGCTTGTGATTGACCGAGTTCAGTTGCGAAACCTTTGGGACGATGGAAGGTTTGCCGGGAAAAACCTGTGGGATGGACGATCTGAGAAAAAGATGGTCAAGCAAAAAGATGGCACAGAAGTTGAAAAGAGCGCGCAGATTGCTGGCACAGCGCTTTCTGAAATAACCTATGGCGCCAAAGGTTTGCTTGTGTACGAATCGATTGAGCGAGCAATGGCGCAACAACTCAAAAATGCATACAGGTTGGTTGGCCGCGAAGGTGATGCTTCGCTTGGCCGTTATCATTGGGAGACATGGGTCGCAGGATCTCAGCAAGAAGCCAGCCATGGAACCATTGACGCGATCATGCGTGAGGCTGCCGGGGTGCCCGAACCGTTTAAAGGCGTAACCGCAAAGCAAGGTGAATATGGGATGTATGACTATGGCGCAAAGTATGGCGTTGATAAATCTGGACCATACTTTATTTACGACAATTCCAAAGGCGAACAATTCAGGTTTACCGTGCCAGAATACCGTGATATGCTGACGGCAATAAAAGATCCCAAGTCGGGTATTGTCCCAAAGAATTTCAGAGTTTCTGCCAGTGGCAACGCCCCATGGTTTGAACGCTCTGAGGTCAACAGGAGTAAATTAGATGAACTCATTGCCTCAAGAGGACTCAAAACTGGAGACTCGCAATCTGGAAAACAATCTGTTTCAACAGATGGCGAAGGTTCAACAACCAATGCAACCAGAAGCAGAGGAGCCAGAGCAAAAGGTACAGTCGTAAAAGGGAGCGCTGTTGCTCCAGAACAAGGAGCTAAGTGATGGCGATTCAACCCCTTGACCAACGCTTAGACAGCATGGTTGCATCACCAGATGCGACCGACATTGACCAATCACTGCCTGCCACGCCACAGCTCGGCGCGCCTGATATGCCACAAGAGGAAGGCACGCAGGTCGCCGGTCTTGGCATGGGCATCCTCAAGGGCTTGACCAAGTCGGGTGCGCGAGCCACCAAAGAGCCAACGCTGGTTGATAGTGCTGCCAAAGCTGCAGCTGCTGTACCAACTCCACCCGGCTCGACAAAGCCACTGGCCACGCCTGTTGCCCCTGTGCCTGCGGCCACAGTGAAGATCACGCCAAAGCCTCGCCCTGTCGATGTGACCGAGATGAACACCATTGCAGACGAACGCATGTTCCTGCAGATGGAGGACATTGGCCAAGCCAAGCCACCAGACACTCCGATCGGCAGCGCATGGACAGATAGCGACAGCCTGGCTGCCACCATTAGAGCAGCCGGTGACAACTTCGCCACCCAAGATCCCAGCATGTCGCTGCGCTCAATCTACACAAGCGCGATCAATGCTGGTGTGCCAGAGCAGTTTTTGAAGACAGCGCTGGCCGGCGAAAGCATGGAGGCCACGGTGGGCGGCAGCAGCCTGGCCAAGCAACTGGCCGGTGCCGTGGTGGTGCATGACGAGAGCGCCAAGAACCTGGACAGCCTGTTCCAAAAAATGGCCGATGGCAGTTTGGATGATCAGGGCAAGCTGAACCTGCGCATGCAACTGGCCCAGCACAAGATCATTGTCGACCAGCTCAAGGGCATTCAGACCGATGTGGCCCGTTCGCTCAACGTGTTCAAGCGCGTCAAGGACAAAGGCCCAGGGTTGAACACCCAAGATGTCCGCGCTGCGCTGGACGAGCTGGGTGCCAATCAGTCCGATCAGGTGCTGTTCCAGTTGGCCACCGACTACATCAACACCCCGACCCGCGCCGGAAAGAACCGCATGATTGAGGCTGGCCTCGGTGCCAAGATGCGCGATGTCTGGTTTCACACCTATCAAGCCAACCTGCTCAACGACCCGCAGACCCACGCCTACAACTTGGTTGGCAGTGGCGTGTTTGGGGCAATGGCACCCATTGAGCGCACGGTGGCCATCGGCATTGGCAAGGTGCGCCAGATGATCCCAGGCGCGGACCCAGATCGTTACAAGATGGACGACATCCAAGCCGGTTTGTCTGGCTTGAAGAACGGCATCTTGGACGGCTGGGAGCTGGCAGCTAAGGCGCTCAAAGAGGGCGGCGAGTCAAAGATGACTGATGCCGGTGCGCGTCTTAACCCTGTCTCCTCTGAGTATCTGTCCGACACTCCGCTGCGCTTGTTTGGCAAAGAGGTCTATCGCACCCCAGACCTGCGCGACACATGGATGGGCCGTGCCATTGATGGCCTTGGCTTTGTGCAAGATGCCATGAGCTTCAGGCCAATCGCTGCAGCTGACGAGTTTGTCGGCTCAATCGCTGGCCGCTACCAGCTGCACGAAGAAGCCTGGCGCTTCGCCAACAAAGAGTATGACCGCCTGATTGCCAATGGCATGGATGATGTCGCAGCCCGTGCCGAGGTGGAGGGCAAGGTTGGCCAGCTGCTTACCGAGCGCCCACGCGACATGCAAGAGAGCATTGAAGGCATGCGCCGCATGGTGACACTGCAAGACACCATCAGCAAAGAGGGTGCGCTTGGTGAGACTTACTGGTGGAGCAACCAGATCTTGAACTTGGCCCCGATCAAAGTGATCGTGCCTTTTGCCAAGACGGTGACCAACTTGTTCATTGAGGGGTCGAGCTACATTCCAATGCTTAACACCCTGTCGCCCCGCTTCTATGACCTGTGGAGCAAGGGCGGTCGCCACCGTGATGTGGCCATTGCTCGCTTGTCCATGGGTGGCACGGCCATCACTGGCGCTGCGATGCTGAACTTGGACAACAGGATCACCGGCTCTGGCCCATCCCAGACTGAAGACCGTCAGTCTTTGCAAAATCTGGGCTGGCAGCCTTACTCAATGGTGTTTGACAAGGGCGAGATCAGCGAGGAAAACATTGAGCGCCTAAAAGCCATCACCAAGGTCGGCGTTGGCCCAGACAAGGTGTATGTCAGCTACGCCAGATTCGACCCTGTCAGCATGATCCTGTCCATGGGCGCTGACATGGCCGATGCCAGCAAATTTGACCGGCACCCCGACCGCGAGGATTGGCAGGTCATGGCCATGGCTGGCATGACGGCAACAGGCGAATACATGAGCAACCTGCCACTGATGCAAGGCCTTGGCGAGATGATGGCTGTGGCCAGATCCCGGTCAACTGACACTGGTGAAAAGATTGTCCAGATGTTTGATGCGCTGGCCAAGCAATACGCAAACTTCTTGTACACCGGCACGCCAGGTCTCGGCATCACCAACAGCACGCTGATGGCCCACATTGAGCGCTTGGTTGACCCCACAAGGTCCAACACCAAGTCGCCTGAGATGAACACGCCACCCGGCCTGCGTGCCTTCTACGAAGCTCGACAGCGGGTCATGTCGCGCATCCCAGGGCTGTCTGAGGGTGTGCCGCCAATGCTGGACAATTTGGGCCGTGAGTCTGCCGTCCGCAATCGTGGTCTGGATTATTGGGCCAACTGGTCGCCCATTGTCCAAGCGACCGAGGGCAGAAGCTCCGAGGTGGACGAGATCTTGGCCAGCCTAAACTTTGGCATCGCCAACCCCAGCGAAACATGGGACGGCGTGCGCCTATCATCTGGCCAGATCAATCGCTTCAAGCGCTTGTATGGCCAAGAGATCTTGGACGATGGCATGAACCTTGAGCAGCGCATTCCGTATGAGCTGAAGCAGGCCGAGGCTGATGCCAATGCGTCTGGTGAGCCATTGCTGGTCGGGGACAAGCAGAAGCTGATCAGTTCAATTGTTGAGCGCTATCGGTCCATGGCAAAGTTCAAAATGATTGGCGGTCCTGATGGTGAAACTGATGAAGAGGGCGGGATTGAGTTCCCAGATCTGTCGTCTGCCATGCAGCGCAATCGTGATATTTCAAGGACATACGGGAAGTAATTCCGTACAATTTACAACTGAAAGGATTGAGCCATGAGCGTCCCAATTTCCAACGTGACCAGGCGAGTGGTGTATGTGGCCAGTGGCACTGGCCCTTACAACTTTACTTTTGAGATTCTGAGCAACACTGATGTCGCGGTTTACCGCGATGAAACTCTGTTGACGTTGACCACCGATTACTCCGTGACCATCAACAGCAATGGCACCGGGTACATCACCTTGGCTGCGTCACCAACTGGGGCAGATCAGATCGCCATTGTTGGCAACCGCACCATCCAGCGAACCACAGACTTCGTGACTGGTGGCGACTTCTTTGCCAACACAGTGAACGACGAGATGGATCAGCAGACCATCTTTGCCCAGCAAAATGCCGAGGCAATTCAGCGTGCGCTTATTGCTCCGCAGACTGACCCGACAAACATCAACATGACGCTGCCGCGAGCTTCGCTGCGCGCCAACAAAACGCTTGGCTTTGACTCTTCTGGCAACCCAGCTCTTGGCGAGACTCTTGGAACAAACCGAGGGAACTGGGCAAGCGGCACGTTGTATTACGTCCGAGACATTGTCAAAGACACCAGCAACAACAACATTTGGCAGTGCTTGACGCAGCACACATCAACTGGTTCGCAGCCAATCAACACCAACACAGACAGCGCAAAATGGTCTCTGTTGGTGGATGCTGCGAGTGCCAGCACCTCGGCCACCAATGCTGCGGCATCAGCCTCTGCTGCTGCCACATCCGCAACAAACGCAAGCAACAGCGCAAGCGCGGCCAGCACATCAGCGTCCAACGCTTCTACCAGTGCTACCAATGCGGCCAGCTCGGCCACATCTGCAAGCAACGCGCAGACCGCAGCCGAGGCAGCACGCGATCAGACGCTGGCTGTTTACGATTCCTTTGATGACCGATACCTGGGTAGCAAGACCAGCGACCCATCTGTTGACAATGACGGCAACGCGCTGGTGGCTGGATCGCTGTATTTCAACAGCGTGTCTGGAATTATGAAGCTGTACACCGGCAGCGCATGGGTGGCTGCTTATGTGCAGGGCGTGGCAAGCAGCATCAACTTCACCCCTGCTGGTGGCGTGGCTGCGACCAATGTGCAAGCAGCGATTCAGGAACTGGACACAGAAAAAGTACCTCGCACATCAACAACTGGATCGGCTCTTGTTCCGGCTGGTACAACGGGTGAGAGGGACGGCAGCCCTGCAACTGGTTATTTCCGTTTCAACTCTACTCTGTCTAAGTTTGAAGGCTACAACGGCACAGCATGGGGATCTGTTGGCGGTGGAGCAACAGGTGGTGGGACTGATGAAATCTTTGTGGAGAACGGCCAGAACGTCACCACAAACTACACCATCCCGTCCACACGCAACGCCATGAGCACAGGCCCGATCACGGTTGACTCGGGCGTTACAGTAACAATCTCCAGCGGCTCACGCTGGGTGGTCCTTTAAGGGGTAAGACATGACAGTAGTTATCGACGGAACAAACGGAATCGACACGCCTGACTTGGCTTCTACGGGGCCAATTACCGGAACCACGGGTACTTTTAGTGCTGGCGTGTCTGGAACCACGGGTACTTTTAGTGCTGGCGTGTCTGGAACCACGGGTACGTTTAGCGCTGCCGTGTCTGGCACAACCGGTACTTTCACTTCAGGTGTAAGCGTTGGCCCGTCCGTTACTTTTGGTGATGCAACAGTTCAAACTACGGCGGCTGGCGCTCCTACAACAGCGCAGGTTCTTACAGCAACAGCAGGGGCAACAGCAGGCGGCGTGGGTACTTATGCGTTTCTGAGAAACTCAATAGGCGGATCGAATGTGTTTGGTGGAACCGCTGCTGGCGGTGTTCTTCAGGCAGTTTCCTTATCGACAGATGGCAGCAGCATTGGTGGCGGTGCTGTGGGAGCTTCCATGTCGGGAACTTGGAGGGCTATGTCTTATCCGCAAGCATCCTACACATACCCAATGGGACTTTATTTGAGAATTTCTTAAAAGGAAAACAACATGCAAGCGACCCTTACATCCCTGACAAACCCAAAATGGGCAAATGCCGAGCACACCGCTATCGACTGCGAAATCACAACCAGCCAATTTGGCGATGAAGTTCTTCCATTCACTGCTTCACAAAACGATGTTGAAGCGCATGGCCGTGCCATTTTTGCTGATATTGTTTCTGGCAAATACGGTCCAATTGCTGAATACGTTGCGCCGCCAGAGAAAGTACAGCCCGCTGTAGACGGAGCGCAAACGCTGTGATCGCCATCACCCCTCGCTTTAGTGTCACTCAAGACGGCGCAACGCTGAATAAGGAACAACCATGAGTAAAGTCGCTCTCTCCGGCAACGCCAGCGGCACAGGCACGTTCACGATTGCCAGCCCCAACAGCAACACCGACCGAACCCTGACGCTGCCTGACAATACGGGAACTGTTGTGACCACAGGCTCAACTGCGGCTGTTACGCAAGCCATGCTGGCTGCGGGTGTGGCTGGGAACGGCCCTGCGTTTAGGGCTTTTTTAGTCAACAATCAAGCATTATCAAATACCGTCGATACAAAAATCACATTGTCTGCTGAATCATTTGATACTACCTCTTGTTTTAACAACACAGGAAGCACCGTAGGTGGTATCCCAGCGTATGCGTTTTTGCCTAATGTAGCTGGCTATTACCAAATTACCGCCAACGTCGGAGCCAATGCAACGTCTGGCTTGACTTATAACTACATTCAAATCAGAAGAAACGGCGCAAATACCGCTTTCTCAATTTATCCCCCATATGCAACAACCACCCAGTATGGGTCTTGTTCTGCTTTAGTATTTTTAAACGGCACAACAGACTATATTGAATTATTTGTGCAAGTTAGTGGGTCTGGATCGCTTATTGCGCTAGGCGGCGATCCTTCCACTTTTCTCTCAGGCTTTTTGGCGAGGGCTTTAGGATGACCTTGTACGACAAAATCAAAGCCCTGTATCCTGAGTTGACAGCGCAAGATTTCATGCCATTTGAAGGCACGATTCGCTTGCAGAACGACTCTGACGGCAACGGCGACTACATTGCTGCGTGGGATCACCCCACACTGGCACGACCAACTCAGGAGCAATTCGCATGACCATCGAAGTAAACGGCTCAGGCACACTTGGTGGGGTTCTGTCAATCCCCGAGAGCGTGACCATCACGGCTTCAGCGCCAACCTCTACGACCAACTACGACTACGTGACGCAGTCGGTGCAGTACTACACGACCAACGCAACCACCAACTTCACGTTGAACATTCGCGGCAACGGCTCAACAACGCTGTCCAGCCTGCTGGCGGTGGGCAAGGCCGTGACGCTGGTGTTGATGGTGACAAACGGCGGCACAGCCTACTACCCCAACGTGATCCAGATTGACGGCAGCACAATCACTCCTGAGTGGCAGGGCGGCACAGCGCCAACGGGCGGCAACGCCAACAGCATTGACGTCTACACCTTCACGGTCATCAAGACTGCAGCAACGCCCACATACGTTGTGCTGGGCGCTCAGACGCAGTTCACATAAAGGCGGGTTATGCCAATCCTTACAACTCGTGCTCTCTCCAGCGCAAGGGGCTTTGGCTTCGGGGGTGGCGCACGGTTTTTGTTGACCGTCAGCGCCAACCAGTCCAACTTCAACCTGCGCACGTATGCGCTGGCAAACGGCTGGAACGGGAGCGCTCGGCTTGTCGTAACGATCAACGGGGGTGTGACCCTCAGCAGCACCAGCACGGCCACCCCGGCGTGTACCGTCAGCGGCTCCTTCCCCGGGGGCGTGAGCCTCATCAACAACGGCCTGATCTACGGTCGCGGGGGTAACGGCGGTGGTGGTGGAACATGGTCAGGGGCCAGCTCGTTTACCAACGGCGTTGCGGGTGGCGGTGGTGGCACTGCCTTGTCCGTGTCTTCTGTCATATCCATCACAAACAACGGCACGATTGGTGGTGGCGGCGGTGGCGGTGGTGGCGGCGGCGCTGCAAACCTGTACAACGCCTACTACTGCGGTGGCGGTGGCGGTGGCGGCGGTATCGGCGTCAGTTCGGCTGGCGCTGGCGGAACCATCACCTATGGAACCGCATACCCCGGCGCGGCAGGCACTGCCGGAACAATCAGCGCGGCTGGTGGCGGTGGCGCAGGAGGCCTGTACTCAGCCCCTTACTACGGCGGCGGCGCAGGCGGCTCGGGTGGCGGCTACGGTGCAGCAGGCGGGTCTGGCGTCACAACCCCTTTGGGTTACGCCACAACGTACACTTTCGGTGCCTCTGGCGGCGCAGCAGGTTCTGCCGTCACCGGAAACTCAAACATCACTTGGGCCACCACTGGAACCCGACTCGGACCAATCAGCTAAGGAACAAAGACATGAGCATCGACTTCAACTACGAAATCATCGCGGTGGACGAGGCCGCAAAGTGCATGGAGGTGGTCTACACCGCCCAAGGTCGTCAGACGATGCACATCGGCGCACGCTTGCCTTTTGATGGTGAGGCGCTGGAGGCAGTCATCCGCATGTACGCCCCAATCCGCTACTGGGAAGAGCAAGAGCTGACCGTGGTTGCCCCTGCTGTTGGCACATCCGGATTTTTGGCCGCGCCGGTCGTCAGTGAAGTTCCGCCACCTTCCAACAATCAGTCCGAGTAAAATCTGACAACATTTTTTAGCTGAGTTAAGACATGGACAACCAACAACTCTTCAACCTCGTAGTATCGGTAGCCGGGTTCTTGGCGATCTATGTCATCAACAACCTGACGCGCACAATCCAGCGTCTGGAAGACAAGGTAAACGAGCTGCCGCACACTTATGTGGCTAAGGACGACTACCGGTCTGACATCACAGAGATCAAGTCGATGGTCAAGCAAATTTTTGACAAGCTGGACGGCAAAGCCGATAAGCCATGAGAGACTTCGCCGAGGCTCTGGTCGCGGCGATTCTGATTGTCGGTATTGTCGTTTGGACGGTAAAAATTGTAGTTGAGGTGTTGAGATGATTGCAGAAATTGCTGCGGCCAACGCTGCGTTTGCAGTCATCAAAGGCGCTCTGGCTAACGGCAAAGAGCTGCACCAGCTCGGCTCGCGGGTCTTTGACTACTTCGACAACAAGGCCAAGATTCAGGAGAACGCCACCAAGAAGGGCAACAGCTCTGATCTTGAAGAGTTCATGGCGCTGGAGCGACTCAAGCAGCAGGAAGAAGAACTGCGTGAGCGCATGGTCTACGCTGGCCGCCCCGGCATGTGGGACGACTGGGTCAAGTTCCAAGCCATGGCTGCCCGTAAGCGCAGAGAAGCCAAAGAAGCTGCCGCCCGTGAAGCCCTCAGACGCAAGGAAAGCCTTGCGAGGATGACCGAGTACATCGCTATGGGCATGGTGGCAGTTGTCCTTGCCGGACTGATTATTTACGGGATCGTTTTATACATCAGGTATTTGCGATGAGTGACGAGAAGCTGAACGCCAACACAACCCTAGACAAAGTGCTCGGGTATGTGGACTCGCCGTTCAAGCTGTTTGCCATCCTCATCATGGGCATCGTGGCGTTCTCGGGTTACTTCGTTTGGCAGAACCAAGAGTTCATGCGGGACGCCTACAAGGAATCCAAAAAGCTGCCCGAGATCAACACTAGCCGGGCAGATGACGCCAGCTCAATGCTGTTCAAGAATACCGGTGCAACCGTGGTAGCCATCTTCAAGGTCAACCCGCTGTTTGGCAGCCGGGTGCTGTACCGGGCATATACCAAGGATGGACGGGATAAGTCCGTGGAGGACATCGACGTGGGCCTGTTCAGCCAGAACTCGGCCAACAATGCCGACGTCATCAAGCTGATGACCAACGACATCCCCTGCTCTGAGTACCGATACGCTCAGTCTGAAGTTGGGCTGTGGTACATAGAAAAGGGTGTGGGGTTTACTTGCCGGGTAAGTGTTCCACCAGACAGCCACAGGTTTGTGGGCCAGATCACGGTTGGCTGGACGCAGCAGCCTGAGAACATTGAGCAAGTGAAATTCATGCTGGAGATTGCCAGCGCCATGTTGACCAAAAGGGGGAATTGATATGTTTGCACTTGACGCGCTTTTGAATGTGGGCGGTAAGCTCATCGACAAGCTGATCCCGGACCCAGAGGCCAAGGCAAAAGCCACGGCTGAATTGGCCAAGATGGCGCAGGACGGTGAGCTGGCCAAGATGGCCAACGACACCAAGCTGTTTGAGACAGAACAGAACAACCTGACCGACCGGCTAAAGGCCGACATGTCGTCAGATTCCTGGCTGTCCAAGAACATCCGACCCATGACCCTGCTGCTGATCCTTGGCGGTTACTTCACCTTTGCCATGATGAGCGCATTCGACTACGACACCAATCGCAGCTACGTTGAGCTGCTTGGCCAGTGGGGCATGCTGGTCATGTCCTTCTACTTTGGTGGCCGCACCCTTGAAAAAATTATGGACATGAAATCTGACAAAAAGGAAAAGGACCAGAAATGAAAGACAACTTCGACTCCGCGCTCAAGGCCATCCTCCACCATGAGGGCGGCTACGTTAACCATCCTGCAGATCCTGGCGGCATGACCAACCTCGGCGTGACAAAGCGCGTATGGGAAGAGTGGGTTGGCCATGAGGTTGACGAGAAGACGATGCGCGGCCTGACGCCTGAGATCGTCGGCCCCATGTACAAGGCCAAGTATTGGGACAAGATCAAGGGCGACGACCTGCCTGCTGGTGTGGACTACTGCGTATTCGACGCTGCCGTCAACTCCGGCCCTGGCCGCGCAGCCAAGTGGCTGCAGGCTTGCGTTGGTGTCGAGCCTGATGGCGGCATCGGCCCCAAGACTCTGGCCGCCGTGGCCGCCATTGAGCCAGCCGACCTGGTTGAAGATTATGCCAAGCGCCGACTGTCGTTTCTGATGGACCTCAAGACATGGGATACGTTCGGCAAAGGCTGGGGTCGCCGTGTGGCAGAGGTGCAGGCCAGCGCGACAAGCATGCTGGCCTGACCTGCTTACTGGGCCGCTCCAAGCGCCGCAAGGCGCTTGCTGTAGGCAGCCGTGTGGCGCACACGCTTGACCGTGTCGACACGCAGCAGCGTTTCAGCGTTGGCCTCTTTGAACTCTCGCAAGATGGTCATGCGCTCGCGTGCTGGCCGCTTGCCTGCTTTTGAGATCTTGTCGGCCACATCTTCGTATGCGTCTTGCCATTCATCAAGGCTGGCATGCACGCTGTTTGGGGTGTCCTTGCCTGGCACGAACACAGCGAACCCATCGCCCACCACCATCGGCTCTGGCACCCATTCAACCACAACGTCCGGCTCCGGCTCCGGCTCCGGCTGCAGCACAACCTCATCAATCTCGACCACCTCTGTGCCGGGCATTACCACGGCGTCCAATGTGTCGGCCATCAGGTCTTCGATCTCAGCGCGGTCGCTGGTCACTTCGATGGCTGGCTTGGCCACCAGGTCGAGCGGGTTGCGTGGCTTCTCCTGCTTCACGGCTGGCGCTGACGCATCGTCTTGCCCTGTGGTGTCCCATGCTTCTTCGATGGTCAGCAAACCCTTGAGGACATCAGCAAACTGATCGCGCAAGGCAAAGCCTCTGGCACGCATTTGCAGCATCCGCTTGGGGTATGCCTGCCACGGGCCACCCTTGCCCCACAAACCAGCTCGCTTGGCGTCCTCAACGCTGAACTTGGCAGTGACAGGTTTGCGGCCCTTGCGGTGGGCGACACACACAGCGACAGGGTTGACTGTTCCCTCGCTCTCCAAAAATTCTTCAATGCCCTCGCACTGTGGGCTGGCCTGCACCAGCGCCATCATTGCGTCACCGTACACGCTGGGCTTGCCATTGATCACAGCGATGTTCTGCAGCGCCTGCATGGGAGCCAAGCCGATCTCTTGGCCCCATTGCACGCAGACCATAATGTCCTGCGGCTTTCCTTGATACTGCTTTGGCACCATGCTGCTGTCGGCCAGCATCTTGCTGAACTCCATGGCTTCGGTGATGGTGGCCGGGGCAAAGCCCTGGCGGTTAGTTACTGTAAGAGCTGACATTTTTTTCTTCCTCAAAGTAGGTTTGCATGGTGGTAAAAATAAGCTGGGCCATGGCGTCGACAAACGCCTCGGCCTGCTCTTCAGTGGTCTCTGGGTTGGCGTTGAGCAGCGCGACAACAGCTGTCTCATAAGCAGCCCTGATGGCTGGTTTGTCTGGCAGGTTCACGACAGCTCTTTCACGGTCAAGCTGGACTGGCGCACGCTGTAGGCTTTCTTCGCAGGCACCAGTCGCTCTGGCGAGTCCTTGTAATTGCGCATTGGCCAGCTGATCACAGCGTTGCCAGCTCGGCCACGCTCGGCCACGCCCAACATTTTTTTCAGCTCGACCTCGGCTTTTGCGATAGAGTCCTCGGCCTCTCGGATGTCGGCCTTGGCCTGCAAGATCACGCCAGCCCACTGCTCGGCCTGAGATGGCAGAGCGACCTCTTCCTTGGCGGCTGCCTGCGGGTAGATGCGATCCAGCTCGCGGCTGGTCTGTGGTGGATACCAATCGATGCCACCCGTCTGGCGATAGGTTTCCAGTTTGGTTTCAAATTCCTGCACCGCATTGATGATCGCGTTCTGGGTTTCTTTGTGCGGCGCGAACAGGAAGATGCGCAGCTCAATGCCTTGGTACAGCACGCAGACCGCGCCCCACTTGTGGCCGGTGATCAGCATCTGGCCTTGCAGCTGGATCGGGCCACGCGCCAGGTGCGGCACATCCTCCGGCATGGTCTTGGTCAGCTTGGCCTCAAGCACGCCTGAACCGTTCAGCACAATGCTGTCTTGTCCGACCACATAGATGCCCTTGTCGGGGTCTGTGGTGATCTCTTGGCCAACACCATAGCCGAGACCATCAAGGCTGCACTGCAGCGCGACAGACCTGTGCATATAGGGCACGGTGATGTTGGTGTTGAACTCGGCAATGCCCAAGCGCTTGGCTGCTTGCTCTAAGATCACCGGCTCCAAAGTATTGCCCCAGCCCATGGCTTCGTTGCCAATGTCGGGGCGCTCCTTGCCATCGATTGCGTTGATGCTGAACTGCAGCTCATCGTTGGGGGTGCTGTACTTGCTGAAGCCCATCAGGCCAGGCAGGCGCGAAGCAGACATCTCGCGGTCATCAGTTAATTTTCCGGCCATCGCTGGCTCCTTTCAGTTGATAGCTGGCAATGTGCTTGCCAGTCGGGGTGGTGATCGTGTCGGTGATGATTTCGTGGCCTTGCTGGCGCAGGTCAGCGATGCGTGCAGCCAGCCTAAAGCAGCCAGCCTTCTCAAGCGCATCCATGGCCGTGACCGGGCCACGCTTGAGCATGTCAAGGATCTCAGTGGCCTGGCTCATGGCGCGAGCCTCTGGCTGACAGACATGGGGTTGAGGCGCTGCATGACTTCCTGCTGGGCATCACGGCTTGGTGGCACCCAGCCAAAACTTAGCCATGTCTTGGCCACATCGGTGGACGCTGCCGGGGTGTAGGGTCGACCACCCAGCAAGCTCTCGGTCGGGTTGACTCTCTTTGCGGCCATGATCAACCCCTCCACGCCAGCATGACACCCATGCCAGCGAACAAGATGATGGTGGCCACGGCACACAAACGGTCTACGGTTTTTTCGCTCATAAGTTTCTCCTGTTGTTTTGTCAGGCTCGCGCCATGACGTTGCTGACTTGGCTTGCGTGCCAAGTGCTGCCCCCACGGGCAGTTTCGATCCCACGGCTGGTCAACTCCACGGCAATCTCGCGCATGGTGTTAAAGCCTTGGGCTTTGATCTTCTCAATGATCGGCTGCACACGGGCAGCGAAGGCATCAGCACGGGCTTGGATGCGCTCATTGCCGGCAGCGCTTCCCTTGCTGGGGTCAGGGCAGCCAAGACGCACGCCACGGGCCTTGGCAGCCTGCAGAGCAGCCTTCGTGCGCTCGCTGATCTTGCGCGCCTCCCACTCGGCAAACACGGCAGACATCTGCAGCCAGGTGCGGTCGGCCTCCGGCATGTCGGCGCACACGAACGGCACGCCAGACTCAAGCAGGCCAGACACGAAGTGAACATTGCGAGCGAGGCGGTCCAGCTTGGCGATCACCAGTGTAGCCTTGGCGCGTTTGGCCGTGGCCAGTGCTGCAGCCAGCTGTTCGCGGTCGTTCTTGCGGCCAGACTCCACCTCGGTAAACTCAGCCACCAGCTCGGCTTGGCCAATGTACTGGGCAACAGCTGCGCGCTGGGCATCCAAGCCCAAGCCAGACTGGCCTTGGCGGTCGGTGGACACTCGAAAGTAAGCAACGAATTTGGTCATGTCTGTCTCCTGTTAGGTTCCGCGAGTGCCCCATTCGGGCATGTCCATGGTCAGCTGGATGGCCGTGTGGCACATCTCATGGCGCTTGATCTCGCCAGCCATAAACCGGTGGTAGTCGTTCTTGGCCTGCACCAGAGCAAAGGCTTGGGACACATTCCAATCGGTGGGCTTGGCCAAGGCGCGAGCCATGGCTCGCTCAAGGTTGTCCCCGATGGTCTGCAGGTTGCGGGTGTGGTCGCTCATGTCAGGCCACCACGATGCGAGTGGCCACAACGCGACCAAAGATGTCGGCCACTTGGGCCTGGTCGCTGCACTTGGCCAACCAGGCCAGTGCTTCGGTGCGCGACCATGCGCGCTGACGGGTGCCGAAAGAATCTGTGATCAGGTACATGGTGGGCTCCTATCAGGCTGCAGTGGTGGAAACGATCTCAATGCGCACGTTGGCGTTGGCCAAGAACTTGGCGTTTTGCTGTGCAGAAAAGGCGCGATCTTTGGAAGACATGCCACGCCATGTGCCATAAGGCAAGCCGGGTCGGGCGCTTTTGGTGGCGTTTTCTGTGCTGGACGAGAAGCCTGTCTCGCTGCAAGGATTGCCCTCTAAGTTTGTCCATGTGGCGCGCCATGCAACGGTGTAGTTGCGAGCGCTCTTGCGGGTAATGCTGGTGCCGTCTGCAAAGGTGGCTGTGTACTTTTTCATGTTGAACTCCTTGAGCGTCATCTGCTCGTTGAACATGGAGTATTGTAAACACAAAACGATATCGGTCTTGAAGTGGGTAAACAAATAATTTTCTAGGTGCTTACCCTAATAAACCAACAAATTTGCAATGGCTGCAGCTGTGGCCGCTATCGCGCAGATATACTTCTGGGCATGGACACTAAACGAATCCCGTTCCTTGTGCGGTTACACAAGGACAGCCGCGAGCTGCTCACCAAGGCCGCTGAAGACCAGCGCCGCAGCGTCAGCTCAATCATCGACCAGTGTGTGCGCGACCAGCTGCAGACCAAGTACGGAGACCTGTCGCCCCGGCTGCAGCGCTTCCTGATGGGGGCCAAGCAGTGAGCAAGCCACGCACCGTTCACACGATTGAAAGCCTGAAGGACCGAGTCATCGAAGAGGGCGAGTGCTGGCTGTGGCAGGGCTACATCCAGAACAACACACCCCAGATCGCCCACTACCCTGACGGCAAGAAGACCATGGTCAGCGTGCGCAAGCTGCTGCGCGAGCTGGAGACCGGCAGGATGCAGCCCAAGGGCCACTACGCCAACACCTGTGGCGAGTGCCGGTGCGTCAACCCTGACCACACGATCTACAGGTCGCAGGACACACACATGCGCACCATGGGCCGTGGCAAAGCCAGCCTGACCAAGGCCGCAAAGCTGCGCGAGTACCGCATCAGCACTGGCCAAGTGAAGCTGGACGAGTCCAAAGCCCAAGAGATCCGCTTGAGTGAAGACTCTGGTCCAATGCTGGCCGAGCGCTTTGGCGTCAGCCGGGGGCTGATCAACCGCATCAAGCGCGGTCGGGCCTGGCGAGTTCTGTCCAGCCCATGGCAGGGGTTGTTCAAATGACCCACCAAGAAGCCACCAGGCTGCTGGACATGGCCAAAGATGGCCAGCCAGTGCCAGAGGATGTGATGACTGAGGCGCTCTACATGACCGGTGACGGTGCCTGCTGGCGCGACCTGCCATGCCACGACATCGAAGAGTTCTTGGCCGACATGCGCAAGGCTGGGCTGCTATGACCGCAGCCGTCTACTTCGTGGTGTACGGCACACCGATCGGCAAGGGCAGGCCACGGGCCACCAGCCGGGGCGGCTTTGTGCGCATGTACACAGACGCCAAGACGCTGGGCTTTGAGGCAGCTGTGGCCGATGAGGCGCGCATTGCCATGAGCAAGTGGGAGCTGTTTGACACGCCGATGCAGCTGCAGCTCTCGGCCTACTACCCGATCCCCAAGAGCTGGAGCAAGAAAAAGCGCCAGATGGCCATGGACGGCGAGATCCACCCGCAAGTCAAGCCCGACCTCGACAACGTGATGAAGGCCGTTCTGGACGCCATGAACGGGGTGGTCTACGTTGACGACAGCCAAGTGATCAACATGGTGGCCACCAAGCGCTACAGTTCCGACCCTCGCGTCGAGGTTTATTTGCATGAGGTATTGAAGTGAAGCCAATCAGTTTGACCGGGACGCCGCGCAACGCGCAGCCACTGCGGTTCTGCGACAAGTGCGAGATCAGGCAGCCACCCGAGGGTGGCGTGCAGATGCGTGTTGGCCGTTGGTACTGCGCCAGTTGCTGGCTTCGGCGCAACCACAAGGAGCAAAAGAAGTGAGAAAGCGCAGCAAGTACAAGCCACGGCCAAAGCTGGTCAACCCCGTGCAGTGGGTGCTGGAAGGGTTCACGCCGATGCGCGAGAACTCAGAGGCCGTGGCCATCAAGATCAGAAACCACCAGGCCATGGTCGAGATGACCAGCGGCAACGCAGGCCAGCGCGAGTTCAGCGTCATCGACACCGCGATGCTGATGGCTGGAGGCATGGCCCAGGTCAACCCCGACAAGCTGGGTGGCCATCTGATGCAAGAGATCGACGCCGCCATCTTGGCCAGCCTGGCGATGCACAAGCGCTCAAAGGCCAAGGGCGTGTTCCGCTTCACCGGCCCAGAGATGCAGGCCATCAACATGGGCATGGAGATTCACGACCAGCAGCTGGACACCTGCTCGCTGGACGAGCTGCACAAGGCCGTCATGCTGATCCGGCCAATCATCATGGCCAGAGAAAAAGCTCTGACCGCAGCATGATCAAGAGACCGTTCAAGCCATGGTATCCAAAGCACACAGGGCCGCTGGAGCCCGACATGACCATCATCTTGATGGGACACGCACGCGAGCTGCTGACCACTTGGGAAGTGACCAAGGACAAGCAGCTGGTGGACAGGCACTTGGCCACAATGGACAAGCGCCATGGCAAAGGAGCCGAGGAGCGCGTGCGGCAGTACATGAGACAGGTCAAGAAGTACGAGCGACCAGAATGAGAATCGTCAGAAGAATTGACCCGGCCATGACGCATGAGTGGATGTTGCTCGTCCATTACGCCAAGCGAGTGCCGACCATCAGTTTTGCTTTTGGTTTGTACGAGGATGAGGACTTGGTCGGCGTGGTGACGTATGGAACGCCAGCGTCTGCGCCACTGCGGGACGGTGTCGCTGGGCCAGATCATGCGCACTTGGTGCTTGAGCTGAACCGGTTGGTTTTCAAGCGCGAGGTCAAGAACGGCGCAAGCGAGTTGGTGGGCGCAAGCCTTCGCAATTTGCCCAAGCCAAGCATTGTCATCAGCTACGCAGACACAGCGCAGGGGCATGTCGGCTACGTGTACCAAGCCTGCAATTTCCTTTACACCGGCCTGTCTGCAAAGCGAACCGATTGGAAGGTCAAGGGCATGGAGCATTTGCACGGCCAGACCATTGCAGACATGAGCAGGTCGGTCGCTGGTGGTGATAAGGGCTCACGCGCTCAGTTCATGCGGGACAAGTACGGCGAGGACTTCTATCTTGAGGACAGATCACGCAAGCACCGCTACGTCTACGTTTGCGGCTCCAAAACCCAGAAGCGACAACTTGTTGCAGCCTTGCGCTACAAGCAGGCAGCATACCCAAAGGGCGACACAAAGCGATATGAGATCAACCACAAACCAATCTACCAAGCGGTGCTGCTGTGAGTGCCATGCCTGACAACATCGTGCCATTTGCGCTGCCCAAGAAGCCGCGCATCAAGGAGAAGGACGCGCCGCCAGACCAGCGCAAGGTGGCCATTCTGCCCATCAGAGCGTTGACCGACGAGCGCCTGACCGATGGCGCGTTCAGGGTGCTTGGACTGCTTTGCAGTTACTGCAACCGCGCAGGCATCACATGGGTCAGCCAAAAGCGCTTGGCCGAAGACATGAAGACCAGCCGCCAGAACATCACCAATCAGGTGGCCAAGCTGCGCGAGGCTGGCTATGTTGAGATCATCCGCAAGGGCTTCAGAGGCGAGCGCTGCAACACCCTGCGCGTTGTCTTCGATCCCAGTCTGACAGCAGAGGACGCCATCGCCATGACCAGCAACAAGGAAGACACCCGGCCACCAGCCATCCGCGAGGAGCAGGAGCGCGAGGCGTCACAACAGATTGACCGTGAGGGTCAAGCAAGGATCGCCAAG